CATTCAGCGGGCTTTTCACCCGGACGGTTAAATTGCCTATTTAATTCTTACCTCCGACGCTTACGGTATCATTCCGGGGTTGCCTGCTGTCTGATCTTGTCCCCGCTCATTGTTTGCTTGGCCGTTGCGGTGCCGGTACGGTTCCTATCTGATATATTAAGTATATACCTAATCAGCTTGGGATACAATTGGTAAAACGTACAAAGATTTAGCGTGTGGTTTGTGCAAATGTAACAAAAATAAAGATGACCGACTTTGACCGGATCAATCGTGATAAAATGGTGACATAAGAGTATGCCCGTAAAACGAATAAAGCACGTACACGCATCAAGACTTCCGCGCATTAGGCTGCCGGAGGTCTTCTTTTTGTTCCTCCTTTGGGGCTACGGCCCAACTCGCGGGCTTATACGGATTGTATAGGCCCTGGATTTTAAAACAATGCGGTGTTCCAATAATGTGACGAAAGGAAGTCGAGAAACAATGGCAATGATGAAATTGAAACATGATCTTTTGACATCAAAGTACACAGAGGTATACCACGAATATCCGGAGGACATGAGGTACAATGCACCGCACCATTTTGTGGTTGAGCCTACCGTAATGAAAGTAGGAGAAGAATGCTTTTCACAGCACATTGATTTTCAGGAAGGCCCCATCAAGGAGTGCGGCGTAAACGGAGTAATGAATGAGGACTTAATCGCAATGGTTATTACACGCCTTGAGCATTTCCAAAAGTCTGAATTCTCCTGCCGTGAAAATGCGTTGGCGATCACGAAACTTGAAGAAGCCTTGCTCTGGCTGAGAAAAAGAACGATGGGACGCGAAAACAGAGGCGTAGAAGGAACACATACGCTATAAGGATAACGGAACACTGCATTTTTTGTGCCGTGCGGAGCTGGATAGTTTGCGCGGAGGTTGGGATGGTGGAAATATGAGTAAGGTCGTTGATTATCTTGATCTGTATAATGTTGAGCAAGAGTTTCCTATAACCAGCCACAACCAAAAGCGCAAAAGAAAGCTGAATGAGTGGCGTAATGAAGAGATAAGGCGCACAAAGCAATAGAGATAAGTTTTTGAGTAGGTGATACAACATGTCAGATAAATTAACGATAAAACAAGAAAAGTTCGCTCAAGGGTTATTCTCGGGATTGAGTCAGAGAGAAGCGTACAAACAAGCGTATAATGCAGAGAAGATGAAGGACAACACGATAGATCGGATGGCGTATGACTTAGTAAATAACCGCAAGATAACCGCTAGAATCCAAGAATTAACAGACGAACTTAAAGAAAGAAATATGATCACGGTTGAAAAGGTTCTCGCGGAACTGGCTATAATCGGCTTCTCAAACACCACGGATTTTATTAAGGTTGAAGAAAGAGAATACATAGTTGGGTACGAAAAGGGCGAGGATGGCCAAGACGACAAAACAAAGCCAGTAAAGCAAGTTGGCAAAGGTGTAAACATCTATGACATGAACCAGGTGGATAAATCAAAACTCCCCGCACTTGCCGGGATAAAACAAGGTGCAAACGGCATTGAAATAAAGCTGCACGACAAAGTAAAGGCGCTTGAATTGATAGGCGACCATCTCGGAATGTTCACTAAAAAACTTGAGATGACAGGCAAGGACGGCGGGCCGATAGAAGTAAGTGCGCTAACGCCAGAAGAACGGAAAACGAGGATAGCGGAGTTAATGGTAAAAATGCAAGACAAGAAGTGATAAATTGCATAAAATGCCATTGCCTCACCGCTGGGACAAAAAGAAATGAAGGTAGGGCATTTTGTTAACTGCAAAAGAGGAAATAGAGTTTATAGAATTGCTCCAAGCTGAAACAGAAGAAAAAGAGGAACGAGAGCGGCTAAACAAGCAAACAAATGATTGCTATATAACTTTATATGAAAACAAGAGCCGTTACTTAATTCTCTACGGGGGAGCAGGCAGCGGTAAATCTGTATTTGTAGGTCAAAAGATTGTAAATAAGCTTAAAAGCAAAAAAGGCATTAATTATCTTATATTAAGGAACACGGCAAATTCAAACAGGATATCAACCTTTCCGTTAATCAAACAAACGATTAATGGAATAGGGTTAATGGCAGACTTTAAAATAAACGAATCCGACATGAGAATAAAACATATTCCAACCGGAAACGAAATAGTATTTGCCGGCCTTGACAATGTTGAAAAAGTAAAATCAGTAACATTCTCAAATGGCAACCTAACCGACGTGTGGATGGAAGAATCAAGCGAGATAGAAAAACCCGATTTTGAGCAGATAGATTTAAGGTTAAGAGGTAAGGTGCTTCTCAATGGCGAGTGGGTTGAACCTGAGTACCAAATCGTCATAACATATAACCCCACGTCTATTGTTCTGTGGCAAAAAGATTTTATAGAAGAATATGTCAAAGATTCAATACAAATCGGAACAATATATAACGGCTCAAAAACAATGTGGGACGAGGATGAACAGAAAGAAATAACCACTTATTTAACCGTATTGAGAACGACTTATAAGAACAACAAGTTTATAGACGCAAACTACAAACAAAAGCTCGAAAGTTACAAGGACAAAGATCCCTATTTCTATACCGTTTACTGCATAGGCGAATACGGTGTTACTGGCAAAACGGTGTTCGACGCACAAAAACTCACGGAAAGATTGCTGGAAGTCAAGGAACACAAACTCATATCTGGAAGGTTTGAGGAAAAAGAAGGAAACCCAAGATGGGAGCCTGATGTAAACGGCCCCTGGATTATATTCAAACATCCGGAGCCCAAACATTACTATGTGTTTGGATCTGATGTGGCAGAGGGCATAGACGGGGATGACAGTCAAAAGGAAGGCGACTACTCGTCAACTCAATGTCTGGACAATTCAACGCTAGAACAATGTGCGGTATACCATGATCACATCGACCCCGACAGGTACGCAGACGAATTGTATATTGCGGGGATGTATTTCAACATTGCGCTTATCGTTCCTGAAATCAATATGGAAAGTGGAGTACAGCGGAACCTTGAGCGCAAGAAATACCCAAAGCTATATTTGAGGGAGCAGCAGGACGATATCGTTCACGGCGTACAGATGAAATATGGATGGAGAACGACTGAAACGACTAGGCGCTTAATGGTAGCCGACACAATCGAATATGTCAGAGATCATACAAACCTTATCAATGACCCATATACGATAGATGAAATGCTGACATTCATCCGAAATAAAAACGGCAGACCGGAAGCACAAAGTGGAAAGCATGATGACAGGGTTATGGCTTATGGCATAGCAATACAAGCGGCGCTAAGCGGGCAGCAACAGAAATATTTTGATATTTACAACCCAAACCTTAAAGGTATTCCCGAAGACGCGCTGGAAGACTACTACCGAGCATCCGAGCAAGGCAAGAAACATCTGCTCCAACAGTGGGGCCGGGATCAGGAAACAGTCGGCAAACAGGATGATTTAACCATAATCAAAAAAGATGGAAAGCGAGTGTATGTATGATGCCGTCAAAAGAAAAGATCGAGGAAATCATTAAGAAATTGCAAAAAGTGCTAAAGCTTAAAGACTGGGATATTGAACTGTATCTTATCAGTGAATACGAAATGAAAGACATAATGGAGTGTAATCATTTAGACACTATAGGATGCTGTAAGCGTTATCCTAACCGAAAGCTTGCATATGTTCGGCTTAACGTAGACCATTCAAGGATAGACGAAGAATGGTACAAAACAGTTATACATGAAATGTTGCACATACATACATGTGTATTAGACGACATTGCGCTTAATATTACTGAAGAAGGAAGCTTTGAAAGAAAGCATTTCGATTATGAATCGGAAACGTTAAACTGCACACTTGAAAAGATAATAAGCGAATTATATCCCGTAACCAACTTCATCAAGGAAGGTGACTCCAATGCTTGACAAATGCCCGACATGCAACACGCCGTTAATCAACGGCACGAGTACAGCAAATGCCTTAGATTATTCCCCTGAAGACCTTGACCGCATATGTAACAACGTAATCACCCCCGAAGAATTATATGCGATCAACGTGCGTACGCCGCAATACTACTATCGGACAAGGTTATGCCCAAACAAGGGCAACAACGACTTCACTGTTCCTGCAAAATATAAGGGCATATCTGAGGATGAGGCTATCACACAATCCATATCAAGGGGTGACAACATCCCGATAAATCCCCCTTGCCCGAAATACCACGGAGGGGATATAAACAAACCTTCGGTAGTGGTTGAAACGATAAAAATAATAGATAACTGAGGTGATCATATGCCACTGTTAAAAGGCAAGAAAAACATCGGTAAGAACATTGAAACTGAAATGGCGCACGGTAAGCCAAGAAAACAAGCCATAGCGATAGCGTTGGATGTAGTGGGACGCAAGAAGCGCAAGAGCAGGTAAGCTCTTTTTTTATGCCCTGAGAGAAGGTGGACCATGTTTGAAAAGCTGAAACGGAAAGTAGGTGAGATAGTGACAAAGATCAAAGAAAATTCAGCAAAAAAGGCCGATGACAAAGAAACTCTAGCAAGGGTGAATAAGGCACAGAGTGAATTTATAGATGCGAAGTCCAAATATGACACAAACATCA